CTCTCTTTCTATTTTAAGTATAAAGGACCTGTCCATTGAATGTGGTATCCACCTTCTAAAACATTTCCTCTTGCTTGATTTAACGCAGGTTTATTATAACCCGCCGCTTTAAATATATCACCCTTTTTAAATTTAGGGTTATTGATATTAACAAAAGCAAATACGCCTCTGTCTCTTACAATCTTGATATATTTTTGTCCAGCTTTTACTTTGATCTTGTCATCCCAAGTATCAACTTGTTCTTTTGAATAACCTGATAACTCTTTGCCACCCATAGTAGACCATTTAATATAGTCTTCTTTGGCACCGTTCATCATGTTATCAACACCTCTGAATAGTGTATCTGCTGTTTTTTCTACTTTGTACATATTAACCTCTCCTTTGTTATACAGCTAGAATATCAAGCATATGATATAAAGTCAAGGGTTAATTTGGCATTTTATTCAAAAAAAGCACTCTGAAAATGTGTTGATTTTCCTACGTTTCCTTTAAGTTGTATATTCCAACTTATTGATGTTCTCGTTTTGTTCCCCTTTAATGCAGGTACCCAATGATATATCCAACTAGGAAATAGATAGATTCGATTCGTTTTTGATTTGTATTCTAGAACATTTGCATTATCTAGATTCGGTGTAGATGTAGGAACAATAACATTTGCTTGTACTCTAGGGTCTGAAAAACAAATACCAGAAGTGTCCTCTGCATCTGTATAAAATACACCACTGTAAAAATTATTTGAATGTGTGTGTGGTGCGTGATACTCACCAGGTTTCAATACATTTGCCCACATGTCTGTGATTTTAATATCATCGAATTGATAACCTAAGTTATCACGAATTACTTCTTTGTTTATATCTATGATATATTCAGCAAAATTTTTGAAGTTGTTTTCATTATGTAGATTAGGTCTAGATTGCCAATTAGGAATATGTTGTTCGTATCCTAATTCAATTACTTTACTTAATTCATCTACATATGGATAAAAGTTATCCATTTGAAAAATATGTGTAGGGAATATTCTTTGATGATTTAATTTTCTCATTACATTATCCAAGTCATACATGTGTAGCGATCACCTTTGGTGACTTTAGAAACTTCATGATCAAACATGAAATTACTAGGAAAGACAATTATACTACCCTGTGGAAGTTTATACTTATATTGTTGATCACACATAAGAAACTCACCACCTTCGTATGTGTCGTTTAAAAATATTAGTGATGTTAAATGAGGATAACCAAATTTTTGTCCGTGACTTTTGTAAATATTGTCAGTATGGTTTCTCATAAATCCATTTACACCATAATGATTTAATCTAAATCCTGTATATGCTACTGGTGTAATTCTAGGATATTCTTTTATATAAAAGTGAACACACTCTTTGAAAGTTTTATCTAATACGTTATGATATTTTTTACCTGGTCTTATCCAATGTTCTCTCATACTAACACTAGACGAACCAGTGTTTTCTGTATTAGAGGAAAAAGTTGAATCTTTCCAAATACCATTTTCTTTATAATGAACAATTAGATCATTACAAATAGTTTTGTCTAACTTAGACTCATATACTTTAATATAGTTTCCAAGAACCAATTTATCACCTATGCATCTTTTCTATTATACTGCTCGTTCCAATTAAAAGCTTCTTTAACTAAATCTTTTGACAAACCTTTATACACTTGATGCAATTTTTTATTTTTTGCATTTACAAGTAGTCTTGCTTCTGATTCATGTAAACCTTCTAACAACTGTACAAACATAAGTTCTTTTTTGTACTGAGGTGTATCTGCATCGCCACCTTTAACGAAACGATATAGTTTTCTAGCTTCAGAATGAAGTCTTGTATGTTCAGTTCCAGCTGGAGCATCATTTGCCTTAAATGGTACTTCACCTTCTGGTAATATCCATTCGATTTTTGGGTCAAATGAAGATTTAATTACCATTCTTAATGGTGCAGAATCATTTGATCTCAAAACTTTTAGTTTATCTGCTTTTGTTTTTGCTTTGTGTACTTTATCTAACACTTCAGATATTAACAACGTATTAGAGCTGTTAGTATTAGTATTAAATATATTTCTATTTACTGCCATTTTAAAAGTCTCCTATACTTTCAGTGAGTATCTTTAATCTACTATTGATAAAGAAACTCAATATTTTACTTCGATCACCACATGGTGCTTCGTGAAATGTTTTTAGTATGTTTTGTGAAAGTTCAACAGGAACATTATCTAAGTCTATAAGTGTTTTATTTCGTTCATAATTTCTCATAACTTCTTGCGTTGCTGTTGTGCCTTCAAACTCACCGTCTTTCCACGCTTCGATCTTCTTTTTACTCAAGGGTCTTTGTCTTAAACCTTCTACAAATACATTATCATTTGACAACACATTAGGTATACCGTCAGACGAATCCCCTTTCAATATATGTACTTTTATATAGTCGATTGGGTCTTTCCCATTTACTATTTTTTTTAGTATCGGACTATATTGTCGTACTTGTTTATATTTATGCAATTGTATGAAGTCTTTATCGCCACTGACAATCATCATTTTCTCATCGATGTTTTTTGCCAATACTGCAATAATATCATCTGCCTCTGCACCTTGCACTTCAAGATGTTTATATGGTAGATAATCTTTTAGTTCTTGTTTGATTTTATTCAAACATTCGAAAATTTGTTCCCAATTATTATTGTCATTATCTCTTGCTTTTTTACGATTCTTTTTGTAATATGGATAAAAATCTCTACGCCAATAATGTTTACTATCATATGCCAATACAATTTCGCCATATTCTTCTTTAAATTGTGATCTATACATTCTAACAGAATTTAGAATCATATGTCTTACTTTATCTGTTTCAACTATCTTTGTCTTTTCCATAGATAATTGCATCATTAAACTAGCAAGACTAATTTGGTTCATGTCAAGAATAATCATTTTTTATTTTCCAACTCTTTTATTCGTTTTTCTAATTCTACAATAACCTGTTTTAGTTTTGTTTCTTGTATTCTTAAACCTTCGATTATTCCAGCTTTAATTTTATTTAAATCAACTAACGCTTTTATTTCTTGTTTTCTTTTGTGCGATCTTTGAAAATAATCAATTAGTTCAACAGTGACTCTTTCTTCAAATGGTTGTTGTGGTTGTCCTAAACCTTGTTGTTGTGCTTGTTCTTTAAACTTTTCTTCTTGATCTAATCGATTTAGATCATTGATTACTTCTTGAGTTAATTGATTTTCATCTAACCAAGGCCCCTTGATAATCTTAGGGTCTTTAGGGCCTTGATTGTCTTTATCTTTTGACATTAATACCCTAACTGATTTCTTATGTCTTTTCTTTTCTTTAACCATCTGGCACGACCTGCTTTTCTTTTCTCTCGTTTGATCTCTGATGGTTTTCTGTAATGAGACTTGTTTTTGATTTCGTCTAATAGACCGTCATCTTTAATAATACGCTTAAGTTTTCTTAATGCTTTTTGTATATCATTATTTCTTACAATGACTTGTAGTCCTTGTGGTTTTGGTTCAAACTCTTTCTTTACAAAAGGTTTGTTATCCCTATTTTTATGAAAGGGTTTCTTATATTTGTGTGTACGATTGTACGCCATTTAGCCTCCATTAGCTTAAGTTTAAAAAGAAGTGTCCTAGTATCTCAAAAAAGAGAGACCAATTCACTTGTACTAACAACATTCCGATTAAAATATAGAAAATTGCTTTTAACATAGATTACATAATACACATATAATCGACATATGTCAAGGGTTAATTTTACTTGATTTTACTGATTTTTGGGGGGTACAAACATACACGCACACCTCTTCGGCAGGGTCTAGCGGCGATGCTAGCGTGTCGTATATAGAACATTTTAGTGGTTTATACGATATTACTTGCGTTTATCGAAATTATAGGGATTTAGATCATCTGATAGTTTATCACACAATCTATACGCTCCGAACACTCCTACTATCATTAATAATAACCAAATCATCTATTTTCTCATGTTTGCTAATGGATTTTCTAACGCTTTTTGAATACGTTCTTCAATTTCATTTTTAAGTTCTTTAAACTCTTTTTGATTTTCTCTAGCATCTTCTTTTACCCTTTGTTCTACATCTTCGACAATTGTTTCAAT